ATGGCAACGGCGCGGCTCACGAAAGCCCTCCTGAAGGGCCTGACGCCCTCCGGGAAAACCGAATTCTGGTGGGACGAGGATCTTCCCGGATTCGGTGTGCGCGTCGCGCCGGCCGGCAAGACAGCCTTTGTCGTGCAATTCCGCCAGCGGAAGGCGACGAAGCGAATCACCCTCGGCGCCGTTGATGTGGTGAACCTCGATCGGGCTCGGGAGCGGGCGAAGGAGATCCTTGCATCCGTCGCATTGGGGCAGGATCCATTCCCAGAGGAAAGCAGCACACCGACTTTCGACACGGTGGCCGATGACTTCCTTGCCTTCACCCGCGCAAAGCGCGCGGAGCGCACCGCGGCCGATTACGGGAAGCTCCTCGAGACCAAGATCCGGCCGACGTTCGGCGCGAAGCAGATCGGCGACATCACCCGGGCCGAAGTGGAGAAGTGGCACGAGGCGATGAAGGGTACCCCGCGCCGGGCGAACTACGCTCTGACGATTCTGGTGGCCGTGTTCTCCTTCGCGGTGAAGCGGCAGATCATCGGAGCCCATGATCACCCTGCCCTCGGCATCTCAAAGTTCGGCGAGAACAAGCGCGACCGCTATTTGACCCTGGAGGAACTCGCGCGCTTCGGCGCCGCGCTCGCCGCACTCGAAGCGGAGCGGACCGTCTCGCCATGGGCTGCTGCTGCCCTGCGGCTCCTGATCCTCACTGGCGCCCGCTCTTCGGAAATCCTCACCCTGGAATGGAGCTTCGTCTACATGGAACGGGGCGTGCTCCGGCTTCCGACCTCAAAGACCGGCCGGAAGGACATCGTCCTGTCGGGCGCCGCCCTGGCCGTCCTCAGGGCCGTTCCGAAGGTGGAAGGTTGCGCCTACGTGATCGCCGGCCGCCGCCACGGCGAGCGCATGACGTCGCTCCAACGCCCCTTCGGCGCGGTGTGCACGAAGGCCGAAATCATTGGGCTCCGGGTCCATGACCTTCGGCACAGTGCAGCGTCATTCGCCACCAGCGCCGGCGTGGGCCTGCCGATCGTAGGGAAGGTGCTTGGCCAGTCTCAGGCCTATACGCAGCAGCGCTATAGCCACATTCACGACAGCGCCGAACGGGCCGCCGTCGAGACCATCGCGGCGGCGGTCGGGCCGTTGCTGGGCACCGGTGCGGTGTCATCCCTCAAGAAGGGCAAAGCGTCGTGAACGCAAACCAGCATCTCGCCGCCACGATCGAGCGCATGGGAGGCTTCACGCCTGAGCATCGGGATTTAATCCACATCGCGATGACGTCACACTTGGCCTTTTTGAGCAGCAACGGTGTGAACCATTCCTTTCAGATGACCGCGGCACGGCGCGATCGCATGGCACGCCTCGAAAAAAACCTTAGGTCCATCGCGAAAATACTTGACGATGACCCACTGATTAAAACGCTCATTCGACAAGAAGAGTTGGAGCAAACCTCCTCAAATCCAAGTGACGGAGGTGTAGACGCTTCGATTTTGCTTCAGATCTTAGAGGAGAGCACGGACGGCCTGTCACCCCTCGCCAACCTGGTGAGCGGCGCGGTACGCACCAATGCGATCACCACGAAAAGACCGGAGACCGAATTTCGAGAACGGCTCTGGTCTTGTCTCGCGGTGATCTACAAAGCCGCGACCGGAAGAGAGGCTGCCGTCACGACAGATCCCATCGACAATTCTGTGAGGGGCGATTTCGTCGACCTCGTCGAAGCGGTCCACGGCTCACTCGCGGACATGGTCTCAGCGCGGCGAATGCCGCCCGCCAGCCGGCATGAACTCAAGCGCTTCTGCACGCACTGGCGTGATGTAAGGGGCGAAGACGAGATTATTTTGATGCGCGAGTTGACCCTTTTACGCCGGCAGGCCGTTCGCGCTTGATGTCTCCGCAACGCCGCAACATGCGGAGAGAACGGAGACACGGAATGAATAACGCCAACGTAGGCGAGGCGCCTCGCCTCCTGGATCCAATCGAAGCGGGGCGACGACTGTCGGTCTCGCCGGTCACACTCGCCTCGTGGCGTTGCCGCGGCAAGGGCCCCTCGTATGTGAAGATCGGCGGCAAGGTGCTGTACCGCGCAGCCGACCTCGACGCGTTCGTGAGCGCGGCGGTGATCGACCCTACCGCCACCGCCATCTGATCGCCAACGAAGGGACCAGGCACATGACAAGCGACGCAACAACTAAATCCGAGGGCCGGATCGCTCACCTCGTGCGCGAGCTCGACGCCACGCGGGCGATCAGCCTGCGGTGGGACATTCAGGACGAAGGCCAGGAGGCGGAGGGTGCGCGCGTCCGTGCGCACCGCATTGAGGAGGAACTCCGCGCCATCCGGCCTCAGACGACCGCCGACGCCCGCGCAGCACTGCGGGTGGTTCGGCGAGAGTTCATGGAAGACCGTGCTGGCGAGCAGCTCGGCTCAGCTGAACTGCTCGTCTTGAGCCTCCTTGAAGGCGTCGGAGAATTTCTTCTCTCCCGAGATGTGCGCTGAGAGGAGGATCTGTAGATGTCGGTCTATAGTTATGATTTGCACGGATTAAGGGAAATATCTGAATTCACAGGTCTCTCTTCATGGAAAATTCGCGAGTTGGTGAGGGATAAAAAAATCCCGGTCTCCAAAATGGGCGGCATATTCATCGCCCGTCGATTCAGAATATTGAAATGGATCGAAGACAACGAGAGGGAAAGCTATTCCGCACCTGGATCGTAATGAACAGTCCAGGGGCCGGCGCTGTCTATGCGTCGGCGCCGGCGGTGCATTTAGCTTGGCGCGCCGCTACGGCGCGGGCCCTCTTTTCGGCAAGCTTCCTTCGCAGTTTCCCCGGAGTCTCCGGCATCAAGCGAGGAAAAGACTCTACGGGGCGGGGCGATAGAAGGTCGATGGCTTTGACCGTGTCAGGGGTTAGAATGAGCTCCCCGGTCTTGGCCATTCTCTGCAGCGCGTGCGTCAGCCGCCTGCCACCCAGTGCCCCATGTGAAATCCGATATTTTTCCCGAAGCTCGGCTCGCAACGCTGCACGATCGATTTCCGGCCTCTCACGCAGGATCCTTCGGATGCATCCCGTCAGGCGGAAGCCAGCTCGGAATGATCGACGAGAGTCCATGATCTCAACTGCGGTAATCTGCCCGCGCTCAATCGTGATCTCCTTGCGGCCGGCAAGATAGCCAAGGGCATGGAGGAGCATCCATCTTCCTTGCGCTCCGGCCGGCAAGTGCCCGGCTTCTCGTAGTACCCTCGATAGCTCGGCGTTTTTCATCGTTGGCATGGCGCGCAGCCGCCGCCGGATGCGTTCGATCAGGCCGTGGGAGTGTGGCTCGCCCATGCGGGCGATGGGTGCTGGATGGGAAGGGGGTGCCTTGGGTCGAGGGGGGAGCGCCATCAGCCGAGCCCCCGCGCACGGTTCAAGCCATACTGGCCCTCGAATGCCTTCGCGACTGGTCCGCCCGACCGAATGCTTGATGCTACGACATTCTCAAGCTGTCGGAGGACGACCTTCATATTGATTGATCCGTCCGCCGCGACCGTCGCTGGCTGCACCTCTGCAGCAACTGGCGCGCCGTGGTTCTCGAATGTCAGGTTGACGACCGGAGCCTGTTGAGCAGCCACCGCGCGGTCACCCATCCGCATTTCGACGGGGATCCGGCGCCCATCAGGGAGCGGCACCGCCGCCTCGGGCCCGGCCTCGCCGAAGATGGAAGGCCGGCGGGCGACACCGCCGCCGGCGAACTTCGGCATCGCCGAGAACAGGGAGCCGATTAGCCCGCCCGCATTGCCGCCCGACGCCGCGGTGCCGAACATGCCACCGAAGGTGGCCATCGCCCAATAGCGCCGCCTGAAGCACCAGGTCCGCCATGCGCTTCGTGACGTTGGCGAGCGAATCCCCCCAGCTCTCGGTCCCATCAATCAGGCCGGAGATGGCGCCGCCGGCGATGTTCCCCAACTCTTGCTGCAGCTGGTTCACCCGCTGCTGATTTTCGGCCGTCCGCTCCAGCTGCTCGGATGCCCGGCCATAGGCTTCGGCTTCCTGCTCGATCTGGGCCCGCAGCTGCGGGGTGATGTCCAGGCCCTCCTTCTTCGCGGCCGTGAGAAGGCTGAGCGTCGCCCGGGCCCTGTCCGTCTCGAAGGTGCTCTTGCCCATCATCTCGGCTTCGAGGCGCAGCGACTCGGTGTGCTTGTTCACCGCCGCCACTTCCCGATCGTAATCGCTGATCTTGTCCGCAGCGCCCTTTTTCTCCTTGCCGCCAATCACTGGATAATCGGCCGCCTTGATCGTCTTCGCGGCAGGCTTCGTGCTGCCGCTGGCAAGGTCCGATACCTCGAACCCGGCGCCGAGCTGGGTCCCCTGGCCGTTCTTGAGCGCGGCGAGACCCTGATCGCGCGGCGCCGGCAAGAGGCCATTGCGCGCCGCCTCCGCGGCGGAAAAGTCCACGCCGATGAGCGGGCCGATCTTCTGCCAGAAGGGGGAGTTGCCGACGCTGGTGAGCCAGCGCTGGAGGTCCCCGAGCTTATCGACAGCGCCATTTACAGCGGTCGGGATCGCCTCGATCGCGGTAGCGACCGATTTCATGTTCTCGACGGCATTCGCTGAGGCGCCGGAGGTCTTGTCGAGTTCGCCCACGGCCTTCGTGATGGCGTTGGACACGCGCGTGAAGCCCTGCGCAATGGTCTCGGTGGCGCTTCCGGCCTGCTCCCTCAACCCCTCCGCGCCAGCCTGGAAGCCCTTGAAGAAGGCGACGTTGGAGATCTTCCCGTCCGTGACCAGCGCCTTCAGCTTCGAAACGCTGCCGCCGGCCTCTTCAATCCCGTTCGCCACCGCCTGCAGGATCGGCCGGGCGCCCTCGTTGATGGAGTTGAACTCCTCGGCCTGAACACGGGCGCTGCCGAGGAGCTGAGAAAGCTGGAGCAGCGCGCCGGTGGCTTCGCCCGGCGACGTACCAGCGACGCGAAGCGCGACGGCCACGTCTTCGGAAAACTGCACCAGATCCTGACGCGTGGCGCCAAGCTCCTTGGCGGATTGGGCGGCGCGGCCGTAGAGCGTGGTCAGCGCCTCGATCGGCGCGCCCTGCCGTTGGGCAGCATCGAAGAGCTGACCCATGACGGTGGTCAGCTCGCTCCCGGAGAGGCCGGCGACCTTCAACGAATTGTTCGCCCGCGTCCAGGAGTCGGCGAACGCGATCACCTCGCGCGCACCAAGGCCAATGCCGCCCAGCGCCAGCAGCTTTGTGCCGAGGCTCATGGCGTTCGTTTCGACCGCTTTGAAGGTGCTGGCGAGCTTGCTCGCTGAGTTCTGAGCCCTCTTCTCGATCGAGGCGAAATTGTCGTTGGCGCTTTTTTTCGCCTTGGCCATGTTCTTCTCGAAGTCCCGGATACGGGCTTCCAGGGCAACGACAAGGCGCTCTTCAGCTGCATCTGCCATTTCACATCACCATGAGTTCGGGCGACCACTCGTCGCTTTCGTAGATCGAGGGAAGCGAGCCGGCGGATGCGCGCGCGACGGCCATCGCGCAGGCCACTGCGCCGTCGATCCGGTCGCGGCTCCTGCCTTTATGAAACGAGCGCCCGCCGGCGGGATCGACCCGGACAACCAGGTTATCAAAGCACCACCGAAGGACGGGGTTACCTCCATGCGTGAAGCGTCGGCCAACGATCGCGCGCTCCAGCTCCTTTACCGCTGGAGCCATCGTCATCCAGCCCTGCCGCATCTCGGATGCCGGTAGGCCCTCCTCCATAAGGGTGTTCAGGGTGTTGCGGGCGAGGTGCGGGTCAAAGGAAATGTCCCGCACATCGAAGCGATGGCAGAGGTCGCGGATGCGATTTTCGACGAATCTGAAGTCCACGACATTCCCGTGGGTTGCAGTTATGAGGCCCGCCTCCGCCCAGACCGGATAGGGCACCCCATCCCGCTCGGCCCTGGCCCGCAGGTTGTCGGCGGGACAGAAGAACCAGGGATGGACGATGTAGCCGTCTTCCCCGTCGCGCCAGGCCGCCACGATGCAGGTGAGGTCGGTGGTGCTGGAGAGGTCCACGCCGAGCCAGCACGGTTCGCCCTCCAGCGCATCGAGGTCCACGGGCGAGGCACCTTCGTCGTACACGTCCATGTCGACGAAGGGGTCGGCGGAGTGGTCGAGCCAGACGTTCAGGTTGAGCTGACGAAAGGCTTCCCGATCGCCGGGCCGACGTTCGCCTTCGCGGGCAAGCTGGCGCAGGCCTTCAATGTCTGGATAGCCGTGGGCGAGGCCGGGGTTCACCCGGTGCCACACCGCCTCGTCTCGCCAATCCTCGTCCTTCTCCGCCTCGAAGAGGATCGGCAGCACGGACGGATCGTCCACCTCACCACGGGCCACCTTGCGGGCGTCGTCGACGATGTCGTGGGCGATGTTCTCCTGTCCGCGGCCGGCCGTGGTGGCGACGATGAGGAGCGAACCAGGCGTCTTCACGAGGCCGGAGCGCAGCACGTCCCATAGATCGCGCTTCTTCCAGGCGTGGAGCTCGTCCGCGAGGACGAACACCGGCGTGCGACCGTGCTGGGTGCCCGCGTCACAGGAGATGGCCTCGTAAAAGGAGCCGTGTCGTACCGAAGTGATGCGGTTCTTGGAATCCACCGGCGCGCTGACTTTCGCAAGCCGGCCGTCAGCGCGGATGATACCGAGCGCTTCGGCGTAGCCAAGCCTCGCCTGCTTCCGATCGGCCGCCGCGCTGATCACCTCGCCGCCGGGGATGCGCTCCGGGCCGAGGGTATGCAGGAGAGCGAGGGCCGCGGCGAGCGAGGTCTTCCGGTTGCCGCGCGGCAGGAGCAGCACCACCGTCTTGACGATGCGAGTACCGTCCTCATGGCGCGGGCCGTAGATCCTGCGCACGATGCGCTCTTGCCACGGGTCGAGCCGAAAGGCGTGTCCGCGCGCGAGGTTCTTCGGGTGCTTCAGGGCCCGCAGGAATTTGACCGCCCGCTCGCCATGGCCGAGCGGATCGGGGATCGGCGAGCCGTCAAAGATCCAGGTCGGAAATGTCTTCGTCATCGCCATCCTCCCGGATCGTCGGACGCGAACGGCTCACCGGCGTGAGGCCGAGTTCGGCGGCGTGCTGGCGCGCCGTGGCCATCGTCTGGTTCTGGAGACGCATGAGCTGCAGGTCGATCCCGCCAATCTCCTGCAAGCGACGCTGTATCTGCCTCACCTGCCCGATGGCGACGCAGTAATTCTCCAAGGTCCCAAGGTCCGTGGTCGTGATGATTCGGCGGTTCACGAGGCCCGGAATGACCCGACGCCATTCCGCCTTCGCCTCCCGCGCCAGCCAGGTCGGCGCCCCGGGCGCGCGCGCCATGGCGCTGTTGTCCACCACCAGGCGCGGCTTGGTCCCCTTCACTGCGCGTTCCTCGCGACGGTGCGGATGTCGATACCCTTGCGGCGCCCGATCTCCTTGAGCTCCTTGATGTCGTGGGCGATGCCCTCGCAGAGCACGCGGTCTCGAACGGTGAGGCCATCCAGCCACCGGGTGCGGAAGATAACAGCGGCTTCGCCCTGGATGCCCGCACCCTGGAGGAACTCCGTCGTGCTAGCCTGGATCTTGGCGGCGCGCAGGGTGGCGATGGTGGCATATGTCTGTGTGACTTGGCCAAACTCGTCGCGCGCCTCGTTCGCGCGCTGCACGGTGATGACGCGATCAAGCGAGCCCGCCCTCACGACGCCACCTCAATGAGGCTGTCCACCGTGACAACGCCGTGCGCCGTCTCGCCGTCAGGATCGCGAAGGAAGCGAGCATCGGCGACGACGGTGGATATGGCCCGGTTCTCGCCATCGAGCCGGAGCTGCTCATGCTCGATCGCTGCGAAGATGGCCCCACCGATCGCCCGGGCATGCGGCATGGACTGCGTCCAAATGTGCAGGGTGGCGTAGACCCGCCGATGACGGCCGGCGATGGTGATCGGCTCGCGCACCACCTGGCCCTCGCCCACCAGGATGGAGGGAAAGCGTTGGGGCAGGCCGTGCCCATCGATCATAGCGGCAGCCGGCACAAGGGCCGTCACATCCGGGGTTGCAGCGAGGCGGTCGAGCAAGGCCTTCTGCAGGGCGAGGTCCGGACTCATGTCGTTTCCCTTTTGACCTTGGTTGTCCCGACGTGCGCCATGACCGCCTTCAGCTTCTTTCCGAGCGGGACGGCGCCCTGCGGCTTCTCAGATCCGCCGAAGATGGCTCGCAGCATTTCGGAGCGGCCGGCAAAGGCCATTTCGAGCTGCGGGATCGGTGTGGCCAGGACCACCGCCGGGGGCCATCCGAGCCAGCCGGTGCCGATCTTGAAGAGCCACTCGTAGAATTCGGCGTGGCTCACGCGGCGAAAGGGCCGGCCGACGGATCCACCTCGTCGATCTTCGGGGCTTTCCCGCCGTTGGCGAGGCGGATCGCGAACTTGATGAGGTCGGGAACCATCTCGACCATCCCGGTCGCAAAGACCTCTTCCGCCGTCTGATTGCGCTGGGCATCGGTCCGGCCGAGGCCGAAATGCACCACATCGATGCAGGCCTGAAGGTCGTACGACTCCAGCTTCGCCAGCAAACTGCCGAAGCTCTGGTGCGTCCGATTGAGGGTCATCGCCGCCCCCAGCGAGGGCACCAGCGTTACCGCTTCGCCCTGGAGGGCGATCTCCACATGCCCATCGAGCATTATGCAGCCTCCGCCGTCTCTTCGAGAATGTCGGAGTTGATGGCGAGGGCGAAAGTAATGCTGGTGACGTCATCGGGTCCGCTGAAGCTCAGCTTCGCCGACATGGCCAGAACCTTCATATAGAAGGTGGTCGGCGTACCGCCGATGGGCGCGTCGTCAGCGACGATCTTGAGGTTGTAGGCATCGGCTGTTTTTTCGGCCGCGATCAGCGCCTGTTGTCCCGCGTCCAGGGGATCACGGTAACAGACGAGGTTGAGAAGGCCGGCATCGCGCGTGCCTTTCAAGCGCCGCTTGCGCGCATCGCCGACGGCCGTGACTTCGATTTCAGCTGCTTCATCGCCGAATTCTCCGAGATCTTGTACCTCCTTGATCTCGACATAGGTGTCCGCCTCGTAGGCTGCGATGTTCGCAGCCGCGGCGGTGGTGCCGATGTAGATTTTGGCACCGGCGGTGGCGGTGATTCCCATAGTCTAAGCTCCGTTCTTCGCGCCCTTGCGGACGGCTTTGCTGATGGCACGTTTGATGGATGCTAGGGCCTTCTTCCGCTCCAGGCGGAATGCGGGCCAGAAGAAGGGGTGCGCTCGCGTTTTCTTGGTTCCGTATTCAACGAGGTGCGGATAACGCACCTTGGAATTACCGGCCGTGATGGCGACCTGATTTTCCGGAACCACATGCTCACCGCCCGGCTGGCTGTAAGGCGGCGTGGTCTGCCCGCCCGGCGTCACGGTGATGGAATCGATAAGGTCGCCGCTATCGCGCGACGGCTCGGCAAGCTGGCGCATGGTGTCTGCCATGCGGTTGCCCGCCTTCAGCAGCGCCGGCTGCACCTCGGCAATTGCGGCCTTGGTGGCACCGTCCAGCATGCGGTTGACGCGGGTGAGCTGGTTCGAGCGGGCCACGTCAGAATTCCCACTGCCGATAGGGGCCGATGAGCGCGAAGAAGCCGAGCGGCGTCTCGTTCAAGGTCTGTGGAGTCGTGGCCTCCGGGTTTTCATAGAGGTGGCCGGCGTACATCTTCAGCGCTTCCTTGAGCGCATCGGGCACGGCGTCGGCGCTCTCGAAGGCGTCCAGCGGTCCGACATAGCCCTCGACGAAATCGCGCGCCGCTTCGAGCTTGTCGAAGAGCTTCCGATCGTCCTCGTACAAGGTGACGTTCAGCGCGTCCTTCAGGCCTTCGAGCGGCACAATATCGGTGGTCCGCAGCAGGTCAGCCATGACGCTTCTCCTGACTCTGCTTCCATCTGTTGTGGCAGGGACCGCAGAGCGGTTGCCAGTTGCTGCGATTCCAGAACAGCTTCATGTCGCCGCGATGGGCCACCTTGTGGTCAACCACGGTGGCTGGGGCGGAACATCGCGTGCACTTGGGGTGCGCCTTCAGATAGGCCGCGCGCTCCACGTCCCACTTGCTGTCATATCCGCGTGCTCGCGCATTCGGCCGGCGTGCATCGGCCTGGGCCTTGCGCTTGGCCTCGCAAGGGCAGCGCTCGCCGCTGGCGATCTTGTAGCCGCAACCGCAAATCCGAGGGGCACACATCGGCATGGTGGAGAATGTCCTTCTGGTGATCAGGAGACGGGCCGTGTGGCCCGCCTCCCGTGAGCCGTTCGCGGGTGGGTAACCCGCCGTGCTCGCGACCTCATCCGCCTTGACCCCTCCAAAATGCGGCATCAGCCGGGGCGCCGGGGAGGCGGACTTTTCGTTGTTGGGCAGGCCGCCAAGTGCCCGCGAGAACGCGGCGCCCGAAGCTCGATCAGGAGACCGGACGGCTCCGCGCGTGGCCCTTGACCACCAGCGCGCTCAAGGCGGTACCGGTGCCATGGGTGCCGCCGAAGTCCGCCAGAAGCTTCAGGAACCGCTTGTTGCCGATGTAGCCGAGCCGGTGGACGGTGGAGGCCGCGTGCGCCGTCTTGAATGCCTGGACGATGCCGCCGCTCACGCCCGTGACGCCGATCAGGTCGGCATCGGTGACGGCCACATAGGCGGAGCCATCGTCGGAATGGGTGAGCACGAATTCCAGCTTGTTCGTTCCGGTGAAGGTGATGCCGCCGACACCGACGTGGATGACGATCTCCGCGGAATCAAAGCCGAGAAGATCGATCGCCGCCGGAGTGCTGTCGGCGTCATAGACGGCGGGCGGGATCGCTTCCACGATGCCGAGGTTGTTGTGCAGGTCGCGCATGGTCGGTCTCCTCAGCTCACGGCCATCTTGAGCTTGCGCAGCGCCTTCGGCTGCACCACGCCGGCGCCGACGCGGCGCGTGGCATGGATGCGGGTGATGCCGTTGGTCGCGAGCAAATAGGGGTTCACCAGGATCGACAGAGCCAGGCGGTCCACGATCCGGTAGGCGGTGGCGAAATCGCCGAACATGATGGGGAATGTTTCGGACGCCACGTCGGGCATGTCCACGGCTTCCACCACCGGCCGGCCGAGGATGGTCTCGGGCTGGCCCGCCTGGAACGACGGCTGCCACAGGTAATTGCCATCCACATCCCTCAGCTTGCGGATGGTGGCGAGGGTGGTGCCGTTCAGCAGCCAGGAGCCGCGGTTCCGGTAGGCGGCGGGGAGCGCGTACATCAACGAGATGAGCGCATCGGTCTGCAGGTTGGTCGCGTGACCGTTGGCCGTAAATGCGACGCTCGCGTCGGTCAGGAGGCCCATGGGCTCCAGCACGCCGTTGCCCTTCACGAAGGCGGCGCCCTCCTTCTGTCCGAAGTCTTCGGCCAGCGCCAGGCGCACTTCCGCCTCGGCTGCGCCGGCGCTGTCGGCGAGCAACTGGTTGGAAATGTCCACGAAGGTGTTCACCTCGCGCATCGGGATTTCGAGCTGACCGAATCCCGGCTCGGAGCCCTCCTGCGCCTGCGCCTCGCCCTTCCACTTGGCATTCGTGATGCCGGTGCGCTTGGGATAGGTCACCGATGGCGAGCCCGTGGTGCGCACGCTGACAACGGCGCGGATGGGCGAGAACTCCACGATGTCGCGGATCATCTCCGTGGACATCTCGGACGGCGCGAGATAGCCGCCGCCGGGATCGCTGGAGACGGTGAGCGTCTTCAACTCGGCTTCCGGCGTGCCCTGCTCACCGCGGCGTAGATAGGTGCCGAAGGCCTTGCGCTCTTCGCTCGGCTCCTTCGGATCGTCGTTGCCGCCGCCGGGGCGGTTCAGCTTGGCCTCGATCTTGTCGAGACGGGTGGTGAGCTGCTCGGTGCCGCCGGCCTTCGCCTCCACCTTGTCGAGACGGCCGACCACCTCGCCTTTGAAAGCCTCAAGGGCCTGGGTGACGATGGCGGCGGGATCATCCCCTTCGCCCTTGAGTTCGATGGCGCCAAGCGGCGCCTGCGCTACGTGAAGCATGTTCACCTCTTGGAAAGCGCCGCGGCGGCGCGGTTGATGGCCCCGGCAATGGCCAGGGCGTGGGTGGCGGTCTTGGCGCTGGTGACCCGGGCGCCGGGATGCATGGGGATGGTGACCAGCGATACTTCGAGAAGATCGAGGGCGATGATGGTGCGGCCGCCCTTGCGCGGCGCGTCCTTGCGGGTGACGAAGCCGATGGAGAGGCCGCCCACGGCGCCGGCGCGGACCAGGGCGCGGACCTCGCGGGCACGGGCGACGTCATCCACCAGGAGCCGCCCCTTCAGCCGCAGCCCATCGGTGGCCTCAACCGCTTCGGTCCAGGCGCCGACGGGGTCGCTCGGGTCGTGGCCGAAGAGCATGGGAAGGGGCAGGCGGGCGCCGGCGAAGGCACCCTTCTCGATCATGTCGCCGACGCGATCCGGCGTGCCGAAGGGCCAGGCCAGACCTTCGATGGCGCCGGCATCGTCCATCAGGATCTTGGTTTCGAGGAATAGCCGTTCCATCACGCGCAATTCGTCGATCGGAACAGAAGAGGATGGACCAGACGCGCAGCCAAGGCCGCGAGGGACCGGAAGTCCGCCGTTTCGATCCGCTCCGCCATCAAGTCGCTGGCTTCGTTCAGCGAGAGACCGCCCCCAACCAAAGCGCAGGTTATGATGTCGGTGACGAGGCGAGAGGAATAGTTGTTGGAGGTCATTTTACTCGCGAGTTCGCAGATGGAAGCATCGTGGGTTTCTTCCAGCAAAGCGATTACTGCCGTGTCGAAGCGAAGCGTGCGGCTCTCGAAGAGCGGAATATTGCCGGTCACGGCTCAGGCTCCTTGGGGCGCGGCGGCGACGGCCGAAGTCGCGCTGGTGGTGAAGGGGTTTCCGAACTCGTCGCCACCGTCGCGCGCCGGCAGGCCTTCCCAGCCCCTGGCTTCGTTGGCGTTCAAAACGCCGCTGGCAATCAGGCTCGAATAGGCCGTGGCGCGGGCGCCGATATCGGCGCGCGTGAGGTCGTCGCGGTCGAACACCACGCGGTGCGTGGCGAACTCCTCCGCCGTGAACAGCGCCCGACGCAAGCATCCTTCCAGGGCGCGCAGCCAGGGTTCGAGGCAATAGACCAGGAACTCGCGGCCCATCTGCTCGCTATTGCTCCAGGTGGCCCGCTCCAGATCCTGGAGCATGGTCACCGGGACGCGGAAGGCACGGGCGATCTGGAGCACCTGGAAGCGGGTCAGCTCAAGAAATTGCGCATCCACGGAGCTCATGGTCAGAGAGACGTACTCGGTCTCACCTTCGACGATGGCAGTTTTCCCGGAGTTGGCACCGCCGTGGGCGAGATGCCATGCCTCGCGAATCTTGCGCACCGCATCCGGCGAAGTTTTTCCTTTGACGGTGAGTACGCCGCTCGGCCGCGCGCCGTTGCCGAAAAGGCGAGCCGCATGCGCGTCCAGCGTGAGCGCGAGACCGATGCTCTCTCGGGCCAGCGAAAGAGGTGAGCGGCCGAAGGGCGAGCGCAAATGGACGATGTCAGCGGGCGGCATCTCGCGGCCGTTGAGGAAGTACCGGCATGCGCCCGTGCCGTCTTCGTGACGCTGCGCCGTGAGGTGGCTGGAATCGTAAGCGATCAGCTCCACCGGACGGCCGTTAACGCGGTTCACCCATGCGAGCCCGCCCTGATCATATATGAGCGCCTGCGCCACCAGGTCGCGCAGGAAGGTGAAGCTGTCAGTCCAATCATTCACGGCGTCGCGCAGCAGCGTGGCGGCGGGATGATCAGGAATCTCGGTGTCGGCGCCGCTTGCCTCGCGCCGAAATACCTTCACGTCGAGTGAAGCTGCAGCCTCGGAAATGGCCAGCACTGCGCAGGCCACGGCCGGCACGGTCAGGGCATTGCCGGGACTGACCGTCACGCCCGCCGCCGTCGGCGCGCCGGCGCCGAACAGCGTCAGCAGCTCGGCATCGGGAGTCGAGAGAGATTTCCTCTGATAGCTGAGCAAGGGGGCGGGGCGATCCAACATGACGGCGAAATTGGCGCCGCTGCAGGTTCACCGCCACCCGGACCGTTAAAGATCGAAGGAAATCGGTGGTCCTTCAAAGTCCGCGGAGAATCGTGTGGCTGGAGCGCCCTGGCCGGAATTTCCAATTAGGCTCGATGTTGCGCGAGACACCCCCGCCGGTCCCGACGCCTACCGCCCGAAGTCGGAGACCACCCCCGGGGACATCCTCTTCGCCACGCGATGTCGGCTAAGATCAGCACAGGAGGCCGTCAGCGGCCGCTTTCGGGTCCGGACGACGTTTAGCGCGCCGGACAGCTTCAGCCGCCTGCGACGCTCCAGCTTGATTCTCGCCGCATCGGGTCGCGCGGGCGCGGTTGCGGTATCAAAGTAAGAAGTTGAGAGCGGCTCTTGATGTGACGGTTCAGGGGGCGCCTTCAAGCGCCCCTCCCGCTGTCACAGTCCATCAGGATCGAGAACAGCCTGTCCTCTTGGAACAGAGGTTCCTCATAAGAATGGTTATCTAAATGCGCGCGTAGTCATACTCGCGCGCGCAGGGGAGTAATTCTTAAAAGTTGTATGGCTACAACCATGCGATGCGTAATGTCACCAGATCCGCGGCTTTTGTCACGCTGAGCGTCCAGCCTGTCACGGAATCAGGCATTGCCGTCACGAAATCGGCGACCGATGACTGGAAAGTTGACACCGCTGTCACAGATTCGAGACCGCGTCACCTGATAGCTGTGTCACCCTGCGCACTCACGATAATGGAATGGAGACGAGCTATGATTCGAATGAGAGATGTGTCATTTCTCGTCACGGGAATTATTGCTGGCTTGGCCCAGGTGTCATTTGCCAGCGGCGCGTTTGCGCAGGCCAATGGCTTGGATTCATGTTGGATCATTTCGCCGGCCGATCCGAATGCTATTCCTTGGGCGCCTATCCTTCTCGACCGCTGCAACGGTAAGACATGGATCTTGGCAAAAGTGCCATTATCCGACGGGAAGAACCCAAGCTCCGCTTACGCATACAGATGGCGACCATTGAGTATCGATAACGGTGACGAGCCGCTTTTCCGGGAGCGAGCTCTGCCCACGCAAGTTTTACCGATGGCGCCTCAAAATCAGCAGTCGCGTTGAAGAAATGCAGAACAATAATTGTATCTACCTATTTCCACTGCACTTATCGCGCAATGACCTTCAAGGTCGGCTTCCCCGGTTCAATTGCAGGCCGGGGCGCGGAGCCCGCAAGCCCCCATATTAAGGCTTCCAGTTCATCTGCGGGGATATTGAGAAGCGCAGCAATTTCGGTCTTGGTGGTTCTCTCATGCCATAGATGGGAGAGTGCCTTCCGCCATATCGCAGAAATCTCCCGTTCAACGCCTACTGGCTCTCCAGTGCGATATCCTCTGCGCCCCAACTCTATGCAAGCTGATTTATACTGCCATTCGCTCATGAGGCCCAGGTGATGCAGGCGATACGCCATGGCCATGGCTGATACCCTCCACCGTGCTTTGGCCTTCAAGATTATATCGACGGTAATGAAGCGAGGTACCCGTGAACGTACGTCATTGTTCGGCATGAGGAATGCTGAGGCAAATTGATTGGCTTCTCTTTCCGTCTCTCGTGAAGACTGCGGACCGGCATGCCTGTGCATCACAAGATGCCCGAGTTCGTGAGCCGAATCAAAGATGCTGTGTTCAGCGCTCTTGAAGTTATTTAGAAAAACATAGGGGCGCTCATCTCGCCAGAAAGAAAAGGCGTCTACCGTCTTTGTCGCTTCGGACAATGAAAAAACGCGAACCCCTTTGACTTCGAGCAAACCCAGCATATTGCTTATCGGTTGCTCCCCTAGACCCCAATACGCTCTCAACGCACGTGCGGCAGCTTCGGGGTCAGTTTCGTAACTCAGATCAATGAAATTGGCAGCCGGGAGGGAGAACTGCTTTTCTAGCCAGTCACTCAATTCCAGGCCGAGGGAGCCGGCAGCGATTGCCGCATCTCGCTCTTTTGCACTCATTTTCGACAAGCTGCGAAAGCTTACGGTACCCGTATCGAGAATTTCCGGATTTTCCGCATAGAAAAATTCAGGAGGATAACCCAGAGCAGTCGCGAGCTTTCGTACCGTAATATCGTCCGGCTCATTCCCCGAATTCTCTAAGCGGGAAATAGTAACGGCCGATACGCCTGCAGCATTGGCCAAATCTTTCCCCGTGAGGCGCCGCCTTTGGCGGGCCAATGCAAGGCGATTTGGATTAAACTTTGCAACCATAGCTCACTTGCGCACAATCTGAGGATCGAAATTTGTCGCGGTCTCGTTATCTTCCAGGGGCTTGATGGATTCAACGTTAAAGTCGGCACCATCCGACAGAAAAATGCGCTCCACGAACGATTCGAAAACCCCTCGCCGAACAACGGGCCGGCTCAGTTCGGCGGCCCCATCCGCAGCCACCATCAGGTAAAAAATCGCATGGCTCTCCGTGGCCTCGGAGGGGAAGTAGGCCGGCAT